GGAGGATTTGAAGATTTCGAGGAACTGTTGAAACAGTATTCCGAGAATGTAAGCTCTGACAAAGCACTTGACGCAGTGGAAGAGGGAGCGAAGGAGTTCGTTAATGACCTTCTTAGACTCCCAAAACCACGAAGTCAGATCACAAAAGCAGGGTATACGCATATCGTGAATACATTTGCACTGGAAAGAACTGACAGCGGAATCAAAGTTGGATGGGGCAAGTATTACGGTCCAATGCTTGAGCATGGAACCAGGAAGATGGCAGCAAGGGCACACTTGAAGCCACTCTTTGAAAGAAACAAAGAAAAATACTATAAGAAGATGGCAGAATCCATCTTCGGTTAGGAGGCTAATAAATGGCTATTAATACAAAAAAACCGGCTATGAAACAGACAGTCGGTGCACAGTATATGTGTTTTGCAAACACAACAGAGGGTGGAGAGTACGACGGTACTTACGAAGCTGATGTTGAAAAAACAGAAGTCGTTAAGAGTGTAAAGGTAACTGAGAACTCCGAGACAAGTGATGTGTATGCATCCGGAAAAATCTATGATTCAGATTCACCGATGTCCAGCATCGACATTGAGGTATCTGTGATCGCATTCCCGGACGATACAATATCCAAAATGCGCGGAGAGACAAAAGGAACAGGAGGACTTATCCTTGCCGGCGGAAAGAGCGAAAGACCATTCTTCGCTTATGGCAAGGTTGTAAAACTGAAAAACGGAAAATCTCGTTATGAGTGGTTCCCAAAATGCAAGCTTGTTGAGAACTCTGATGATATTGCAACATCTGAAGAAAAAGCAAGTGAGCAGACCGACACGATCAAGATTAGAGCATATCCGTTTGACGCAGCAGGAAACATCGTGAGCAAGGTCACAGAGTCCACGGCACCAGAAGGACTTACAGAAGAGAAGTTCTTCGCAAAACCGATTCTGACGGATGCAGACCTTACAACAGCAGTAGGAGCGTGATCGCATGAAATCCAAGCTGATTAAATTAACAGACGGATCGAAATTAGAAGTAAAAGTTAATTTTTACACTTTATATCTAGTGAAAATGAATGGGATTGACAAAAAACTGGACGGAAGAACAGAGGAAGATCTGACCGAAGAGGAGAATGTCGAACTTGCAGGCAAACTAATCTATGTGATTCTTCGGTCAAACGGTCTCAAAGTAGACGAGGAAGAGGCAATGATGCTGACTCCGATGGATGCCGACAGCATCCGTGAGATTTTCGAGGAGTTTGAAAAAAGACTCAACGAATATAAAAAAAAAGAACAGGCAAAGAAGTCTGTTGCTCCAAGGACGAAGAAATCAGCGAAGTAATGGATATAAACTGGGCAGAATATATGGTCTCGGCGAGAAAGATGGGAATGAGCGAAGAGGAATTTTGGAACTCAGATCCCGTCTTTTTTAATGAGTGCCTAGAGGTATTCTGCGAACTAGAAAAAGCGAAAGGAGGGGCTTTGATTGGGGAGTACTGATTTGAAAACTGTAGGCTTGACATTTAAAGCAGACGGAGCTGTTGACTTTAAGAAATCATTGACAGACGTAAATAATGCAGTGAACGAGAATAGGTCAGCATTTAAACTTGCGAAATCCGAGTGGGACAAAAGTACATCATCTGCTGAAAAGCTGAGAGCTACACAGGAATATCTGCAGAATCAGACAGAAGCGTACACGCAGAAAGTAGATAGGCTGACAGAAATCTTGAAAGCACAGGAGAACGCACAAGTGCGAGATGAAGCTGCTATCTCCAAAACAAGGCAGCAATTGGATAATGCGAAAGCATCTCTGAATAACTACAAGAGCGGACTTGAAGATGTAAACAAGAAGCTGGAAAGCGGTGCTGCGACACTGGAAGATTACTCCAAGAAGGTTAAGGACTTCAGCGATACCACCGGAAAGATTGGAAGTTCACTCACAAAGAATGTGACGGCTCCAGTTGCGGCAGCAGGCGCAGGCATCATGGCATCATGGGAGCAAGTCGATGAAGGAATGGACATCATCGTGCAGAAGACAGGAGCTACTGGCGATGCGCTGGAAGAAATGCAGGATTCCGCAAGAAATATCGCAAAAACCATTCCAACAGACTTTGCGACAGCTGGTTCTGCTGTTGGAGAGGTCAACACACGATTCCATCTCACAGGACAAGAACTGGAAGACTTATCGGCAAAGTTTGTTCGGTTCGCCGAATTAAATGATACAGACGTATCTTCTTCCGTTGATAACACTCAGAAAGTTATTGAGGCATTCAATCTGACAGCTGAAGATGCTGGCGCATTGCTCGACACAATGAACAAAGTCGGACAGGATACTGGAATCTCAATGGATACTCTATCCTCATCGATGGTGAGCAACGCAGCATCACTCAAGGAACTAGGGATGTCTGCAGCAGACGCTGCTACATTTCTCGGTCAGTGCGAGACGTCAGGAGTTGACACAAGTGCAGTTATGGCAGGACTTAAGAAAGCCCTTGTCAATGCATCAAAAGAGGGCAAGAGCATGAAAGATGCGCTGTCAGAACTGCAAGATACGATGGTTAATGCAGGGAGTTCTTCTGAGGCTTACAATGCTGCGGTTGAGCTGTTCGGAGCGAAAGCTGGTCCAGCACTCGCAGAGTTCTGCCAAAGTGGAAAGTTAAACTTTGACGAATTAGGCGCATCGCTCAATGATAACCTCGGAAGTGTCAACGATACGTTTGAAGCTACACTGGATCCGGCTGACCAGTTTAAGTTGACACTGAACGAATTGAAAGATGCTGGATTTGAAGTTGGAAATGCATTAGGACCAGTCCTTGCGGATTGTTTACATATTGTCACTCCGATTCTTCATGACATCATTGATGGTTGGAATTCACTGTCTCCTGGTACACAGGAAATGATAATCAAGTGTGCGCTGTTGGTTGCAGCACTAGGACCCGTCTTCAGTATAATCAGCAAGGTTTCTGGTGGCGTGTCCACTGTGATTGATGTCACATCAAAGCTAACGCCAACCATCAGTGGGGCAAAAACAGCCTTCGCAGCATTTAACGCAATTCTTATGGCAAATCCAATCTTTTTGGTTATCGCAGCAGTTGTTGCGTTGATTGCAATTTTTGCATTGTTATATACAAAGTGCGAGTGGTTCAGAGACGGAGTCAATGCGGTGTTTACATCGATTCGTGATTTCATCAAGGGAGTAACCGACAAAATCAAGGGATTTTTCAACTTTGAGTGGAAACTCCCCAAAATTAAACTTCCACATTTCAAAGCGAGTGGAGAATGGTCGCTTGTTCCGCCAAAAGTTCCAAAGTTTTCGGTTGACTGGTACGCAAACGGCGGTATCTTGAACAGCCCAACTATTTTCGGTATGAACGGAGATAGAGCAATGGGCGGTGGCGAAGCAGGGGCAGAAGCGGTTCTGCCAATCGAATTGCTGAAGACATACATCCGTGATGAGATGCAGTCCAACAATGCTGCGCTTGCACAGATGATTGCAGAAGCACTGTCAGAACTGACACTTGTGATTGAAAATAACATTGCACTGGGTGACAAAAAACTTGCAGAGATTCTTGTGGATGCGGTAATCAAGAAGATGTCACAGAGCGTGAAATGGAAGAAAGGAGCTGTGGGAGTCTAATGGAAGTAAATTTCATGGAAGTAGAATACAACAATATTCTTGCATCAAGTCTTGGAATCTATGCTAAGACGCTTCCGTCAATTCCAATGGCAGTTCAAAAAGAATCCTCGGTAGAAATACCGGGGAGTGATGGAACAATGCACATCCTGGATGGCGGATATGAATCGACGGAAATCAAGATTGATTTTAATTATATCGGACCGTCAGACAAGTGGGATGAACGTTGGGGATGTGCAAAGAAGTGGCTGTCGGCAAGAAACAAGATGCTTCGACTTGGATCAGATCCGGATCATTTCTATAAGATTCTGAAAGTTAGTGCTGATGATGCAGAGCATACAAGCGAGCGGATCGGAAATTTCACGGCTACTTTTCAGACAAAAGATGGTCTGAGGTATCTGCTAGAGGGACTTAATGAGCACACAGCAGAAAATGTGAGCTTTAATCCTTATGAGATATCCCATCCAATCTATAAGATTAGCGGAGAGGGAAACTGCAGTCTGATTGTAAACGGAAAGAAAATGTCTGCAGATGTTGGGCAGAATCTTACTATTGATACGGATAGAAAGATTGCGTACAGAGCAGATGGAACATTGAGCAACACAGCAGTGTCAGGAGACTATGAAGACCTTTTTCTACAAGAAGGAGAAAACGAGATATCAATCACAGATGGGTTCAATCTGAAGATTATTCCTAATTGGAGGTGCTTATGATTCAGATTTATAAACCAGAGAATACAGACTATAAGCACAATGGAGATATGACATTACTTCCGGATGAAGCAACAATCCACGTTATCTTGAACGGAGAATGGACAGCTACATTGGAACATCCGATTGATCCGGAAGGACGATGGAAGTATATCGTAGATAATGCAGTAGTTAAGATGCCATCTTTCAATGGTGAGCAGCTATTCCGAGTGAAAAACAAGGAAAAGAAAGATTCAGGAGTGAGCGTAGATCTTACTCCTGTTTTTCTGGACGCAAAGAATGATTGCTTCCTGGCAGATATCCGGCCAACAGATAAGAACGGACAGGAAGCACTTGATCTAATGACAGCACCGAATGCAAGATATACAGCAAAATCAGATATCAAGACCGTATCGACTGCTTATTACCAGACAATGAATCTGATTGAAGCAATCAATGGAAATAATGACAATTCTTTCGTTAATCGATGGGGTGGAGAGATTATCTATGATAATTATACCGTGACAATCAATGAGAGAGCCGGTGGCGATTATGGAGTGCAAGTCCTGTATGGCAAGAACATAGTCAAGGATGGATTCTCGGAGTCTATAGATATGACCAATGTAGCAACAAGGATTGTCCCAAAATCATACAACGGATACATGATAGAGGGAGAAGAACCTTGGATAGATTCTCCGTTGATTGAAAAATATCCGACAGTGCATTATAGAGTGATGACATTTGAGGATGTTAAAATGCGCGAGGATGCCGGTGAAGATGATGAAGAAAATGGAGTCACGATTTGCGATACACAGGAACAGCTGGAAACAGCGCTGAGAAAGAAATGTGAGGAACAGTTTGAAAGCGGGGCAGACAAGCCAAAAGTAACTATTAAAGCAAATATGGAGCTACTACAGAACACGGAACTCTATGAGGATGTGAAAGACCTGGAAAAGGTATCTCTTGGTGACACAGCACACTGCAATCACTCCAAGCTAGACATCAAATCAGATGCGAGAGCGATCGAATTGAAATGGGATGCGATAAGAAACAAGCTGACATCCGTGACACTTGGAGAGTTCCAGTATAATTTCCTCAGCGATGTATCATCCGTTATGAGCCGCGTTGACCGGGCAATCCGCTCAGATGGAACGCTAATTGGTCAGCAGATTCAAGGAATCATCAACGGAGTGCAAGCACAGATGCGTGCACAGTCATCCATTGCGAAAAAGCAAGAAGTTAGAGCGATTCTGTTTGAAGATTTAGATCCTGATTCCACAACCTTTGGCGCAATGTGTCTCGGAACGCTTGGGTTTGAGATTGCCGGAGAACGTACAGAAGATGGAAAAGGCTGGAAGTGGTCAACCTTCGGCACTGGAAAAGGATTCTATGCAGATTTTATCGTTGCCGGAACAATGCTTGCTGATCGAATCAAGGGCGGAACACTGGAGCTTGGAGGCGAGGACAACGGAAACGGTATTGCAAGAGTGATGGATGCAACTGGAAAAGAAATCGTCCGTCTTGACAAAGATGGAGTCTATGCTATTGGAAGTTATGTGTGTGAGAACGTTGGAGGATTGAATAGAAGAACAGAGATAAGATCCGGTTCAATTATGTTTTCAAAGAAAGACAAGAGTAATCCGATATTTGTGGAAAGCTCAGGAGATGCAATAGTTGTAAGATCAGGAGGAACATTTGACGATGCAACAGGATCAACTACATTACTCACCATTTCAAAAAGTTCAATGACAAACGCAATAGATCAAGTGTATGAAGGCGGAATGCTGGCAAAAACAGGAAGAGCCGAATTTTCGGATGGCACATACCTGGATATCAAGAACGGAAGAATCGTTGGAGGAAACACGAAAGAAGGCGGTACATTCTAATGGGCTGGACAATAAGCAACAATTATTTGACAGAGGCTCAGTTGCAAGGAAACGCACTGGAAGTATGGAAGTACTTCTCAGGCAAAGGATGGACGCTAAACGCAATCGGTGGCATTCTCGGCAATATGGAGAAAGAGTCAAACATCAATCCGGGCTTGTGGCAAAGTCTGAAATACGGAAATTACAGTGGAGGATACGGACTTGTCCAGTGGACACCAGCTACAAACTACACGGACTGGGCGAAATCAAACGGGTACGATATCACGGATCCGAACGGACAGCTCTATTGGATTGATGCACTGTCGGCATCAACAGGCCAGTGGATTCCTACCAGTGCTTACAGAATGACTTGGGAACAGTTCAAGAGCAGTTCAGAGTCTCCGGAATACTTAGCCAGTGCCTTTCTG